CCCCCGGCATTTTCCATGACCCCTATGGGGAGTTGGACAACATCAATGGGGGATATACTCAGATCGGACGTGGGGGCAAGGCCGTACGGTACAGCTGGAAGAACTTCCTTACCCGGTGGGCCAGTCCGTCCATCGGTCCGGGCTTTTACACCACCTACGAGCTTGCTGCGGCCCCCAGGACCGTCACTCCCCAGTCACCGCTGCCGATTTCGGCTGCAACACTTGCTCATGTGTGGGGATGCCGTCCGGATCAAATCTCCAAGACCGAATTGTCGGAGCTCAACACTGGCATGGCCAGGTTTGGAATCATTTCTCGGCCCAACGTGCGTCATTTTCTGGCCCAGATCTCCCACGAAAGTGGCGGAGGTCGGTGGTTCGAGGAATTGGCCTCCGGAGCAGCCTACGAGGGCCGTGAAGACCTTGGAAATGCCTTCCCTGGGGATGGAGTGAAGTTCAAAGGGGCCGGATACCTACAACTTACCGGACGATACAACTACAACCTGTTCTCACAAGCCATCCGCGACCCCAAGGTCTTGGAATTGGGCTGCCCTTACGTCGCCAAGACGTACCCTGTTACCTCGGCAGCCTGGTGGTGGGCACAGGTTGGTCGCCTGATTCCCTTTGTGGATGAGGGATTGGACGTCAAGCACGTCACCCTGGCCGTAAATGGCGGCCAGAATGGACTGAAGGACCGTGAGCGGTACTACCGCAAGACCCTCGATGTGATTTGAACCATGGCCAAGGCCACCGAACGGGCTCTCAATGAGCTCCATGGGCTCGTAACCGCCGAGCTTGCGTCCCGCGTCCGTCAAAAGGGCGAATGCACCACTGCAGACCTTAAGGCCGCCATCGATTGGCTGGCCAAAAACAACATCACCGGGGTCGCCACCAAGGGAAGCCCCCTCCATTCGCTCATGGAAGGCCTGACCGAGGCCGACCAAGAGTTCGTAGAGGCCCTTACCCAGTGAACGAACAGATCAGGGGCGCCGTCCTCGCCGCGATTGCGGCCGTGATGGGGTGGCTTGCTGTAACTTCGGTTGGGCTCCTTATCCAGGTGTCCAGCCTTCAGGCCACCACCACCGCCCTCAAAGACTCACTGCAGATCAACGCCGAGCGGGATACCCGACTGGAGGACAAACTGCGAGACGAGCTCAAGGAGCTTAGATCCATCATCGAGGAGTTTCATGGCCGAAAGTAAATCCGCCAAGTATTACGCCCAGAATCCCAAGGCCGCGGCCAAGAAAGCAGCCTACCAACGCAAACTCAACAAGAAGCCAGCCGTGAAGGCAGCCTCAGAGGAGCGATGGGCAGAGCGCAAAAAGCGTGGCATTGCTGGAAAGGGGGGCAAGGACCTCTCGCACACGACTGATGGTCGCATGGTCCTCGAGTCTCCGGCCAAGAACCGTGCACGCAACGGGCATGGCAATAATGCAGTTCGGAAACCAGTCAAGAAGAAACGCTGAATCCACTCATGCCAAGTTTGACCCCGGACCATCTTCTCCAGGATCTCCAAGCCATGACCAGCTCTGAAGCGAAGCGACAGTGGCGAGAGTCAATCAAGGCTCACTACAACCACCGTTGCGTCTACTGCGGTTCTTCTGAATTTCTCACGCTTGATCACGTCAAAGCCAAGGTTAATGGAGGCCGCAACGATGCTTCTAACCTCGTGGCCGCGTGTCAATCATGTAATCGAAGCAAGGGCTCTAGCGACGTTCTTGACTGGTTCCTGAACCAGCCCTTCTTTCATCCTTCCATTCTCCAGAGTCTCCCACTATGACCGCTGTTGTTCTTACTCCTCAAATCTCTACTCGCCACGCGATCGAGAATGTTTCCTTTCCTTCTCTTGCTCGCCGTTCGACTACCACTGTCACTTCGCAAAACATTGCACTGACAGAAGGGATTCGAGCAGTCTCTCTTCATGCTTTGGGTTCTGCGTGTCGTATCGCAATGGGATCCGGCGTTCAGACGGCCAATGCCTCCACCGGCATCCACCTTGCTGCCAATCACAACGTAACCTACGCCACTCCTATTGATGGTGGAACCAACATTGCCGTGATCCGCGACATTGCTGCCGTGACCGACGGCACCATCGAAATCACCGAACTTCGCTCCTGACTTGTATGACTTTCACCCCCCGCGCAGGCGTGCCGTCTGCCAAGCAGACTGAAACTGGGATCAGCATCCCCAAGCACGACTACGTCGGACTTACCTACAACGCGAACAACGACCCCACAGTGGTCACTTACCGCATTGGTGGCCCTTCAGGAGCAATCGTGGCAACCCTTTCTTTGGGGTACGACGCCTCGAACAACCTTACCTCAGTGCAAAGGACCTCCTGATGCTTCGATTCAACCCTGTCACCGGAGAGATCGAGCTTGCCCCAACGTCGTCCCAACGTCCTGGACCTCCTGGAACTCCCGGAACCCCGGGAAAGCACGGACATAATGGCACCGATGGATGTGACGGCAAGGATGGCGTCGATGGCCAGAATGGTAAAGACGGCGTCGATGGACGCGACGGCAAGGATGGCGTCGATGGCCGAGATGGCAAGGATGGTCGCAACGGAAACACCATCCGCTATGGTACTCAACCTCCTGGAATTACCGACGGAACACCGGGCGATCTCTACATCAACATAGCCCAGTGGATCGTTTACGGACCGATGAAGCCTGATCGATCGTGGCCAGATGGTGTGTCAATGATTGGTCCCCCAGGTCCTCCTGGAGAAAACGGTAAGGCAGGCAGGGATGGACGCGACGGCAAAGATGGCCGTCAAGGGGAGCAAGGGGAACGCGGACAACGTGGAGAGCGTGGCTTTACAAACTTTTCCAATTCCGAATCCGGGCGTTCCAGCGACACCATTCCTAGAACTCCAGTCACACTGAAGGTCAACTGATGCCGTACACATTCAATCCTTTTTCAGGTTATTTAGATTATTTTGAAGTAGGAGGTGGGGGAGGTGGAGGAGGCGGAACCCCAGGCGGCAGCGCCACTCAGGTTCAGTACAAAAGTCATGGAGCGGTGTTTGCGGGCGCTGCAAATGTTCAGATTATCTCCGATAATCTTCAGCTAACCGCACCCGGCACCGCACCAGCAGCGGCCCAAGCGTCAAGCGTTGTTGTATATCCAGCGAGCCTGGCTGACAGGTTCATGCTGGTCATGCGTGGTCCGACTGGCGCCGCCATGTTGTTGCAGCCGAGCATCTTCAGCAACAACATCATGTTGTTCACCCCCCAGAGTGGCACGGTGGGGAATGGAGGTAACGCATTCAATACGGCGTGGACATCTAACGGGACGGTTACCCACCCGGCACCAGATGCTACCAGTATTGCAACATCTGGACGACGCACAGCTTATGGGAACGTCGTCACAACCCAAAACCAAGTTCTGGGCCCAAGATTCAACACCGACGCTGAAAGGTGCTTCTTTAGGGGTAACGTGGCAGGCACTGGAGGATTCTTCTTCTTTGCCCGCTTCCGACTTACCTATCCTGCTTCAACCACAAGGCTATTCGCGGGACTGCAAGGGGTAAATGCTACCGCTGCGCTTACTACCAGCGACACCCCAAACGGGCCGTACTGCGGGATCGCCCACGTCACCACCGACCCAGCGACAGGCTCTGGAGCACTGAACTTTGTTACGCACGACGGCACTACTAGAAACGCGCTGCCCATCAACCTCACAGCAAACTTGGTGACCAACTCACCGCTGCTGGAGTTCATGATGTATTGCGAACCAAACGGTGGCACAATCCGCTTCAGGTTGGACGACGTATCCAACGGAGTCACCTATACCAACTCCACAACGGCCAACCTTCCTGGAGCAACGGCAATGATGTCTCCGCAGTGCTTAGCAAGCAATGGCACTGCAAACGTCACAGTAAACACGGTCTTTATGTCCGTGTACAAAGCATACGTCGAGAGTGTCTACTGATGGAACCAAACTACGCTGGTTTCTGGACAGCTTTTAAAGGCACCGCCGCCTGGCATGGGTTGATGTCGATTGCCCGATACAGCGATGCCGTTGAATTGCGCACTGTAAGGCTGCGCGTTGAGATGCTCGATGCCCTTGGCGGCAACCCCAACCAGGCCGACATCCAGGAATCGATCTGGCGATTGATGGAGCTGGCGGGCAGTAGCGCACAGGAAACGCAGCTACAGGAGCTGGTGGGTCTTCTCGTTGCTTACGGCTTCGTCCCCACATACTCTCTCACTCCGCCAAGTCCTTAGGTTTTAGTTCACTTTACCCCTTTTTTTGAGAATCTCATGTCTACTCTTCCTGCAGGCGAATCTGCATACGGTGCTTTTCCTTCCACCACCGTGGCGGCTGCCTCTCGGACCACAGTCCAGGATCCATTCTCCAACCAAGTCACCACTGGCTTTGCATTTCGCAAGTCGCGGCTCGATAAGCATCGCTTGAATCGCACCATCCAAGCCACAGCCACCGTGGCCGTGGTGAACGCATCCGTGGCCGTTGCCACCGACGCCATCAACACCGTTCGTCAGGCCGATAGGACTCCAGCTACTTTGGTGAATGGCAAGCGCACCGGTCGCGTTCGTCGTGTTACCCAGACTTCCGTGGGCACCATCGGAACCTTGGTAGGTGGTACTGGCTACACCAACGGATCGTACACCAACGTTCCCCTGGTTCGCACCACAGGTTCAGGCTCCCAGCTGCTGGCCTCTGGCGCAGCGGCCAACATCACTGTGGCCGGTGGCATCGTGACCGTCTGCACCCTGGTGGCTACTCGCACGGGCGAGGGATATGCCGTGGGTAATGTCCTCACCGCTGCAAATGGCTACCTCGGGGCCGGCAGCGGCTTCACCATCAACGTTGCCACTGTTGTGGAAGGCTGAATCATGGCACCAGCAAAAAAGGTTACATCCAGCTCCGATCGCTCTAAGCGTGCGGCCAAGTCCACCGCCAAGGTCTCTGGAGCAAAACCCGCCAACCGGGCCAACCGGTCAGCGGCTTCCACCGCCAAGGTGTCCGGAGCCGGTAACTTTGAGCGGGCTGCTCGGTCGAAGGTTTCCACTACCAAGGTGACCTCAAGCGCACAAGGCAAAGCGTCAGCAGGTACAGCTCGGGTGACATCGAGCACCATGCGTGATGCTCAACAGCAGGGCAAGGCCAACGTCGCCGCTGCACAGACTCGTCGAGTTGCCAAGGCAACCATGGCAACCATGTCCAGCAAACTGGCCAAGGCCAGCATGAACCGCAGTGCCGCCAGTGCCGGTCGTGTTGGAGTCCTTGGTGCAGTAGCCGCTGCAGGCCTCAACGCCGGCAAGACTGCAGAGGGTACCCTCACCGCAGCCATGAAAAAGGGCGACTACAAACCCAAGCAAGGCCCTGCCGTGCCGGCTCGCATGACGCAGGGAGGCATGGACAAGGGCTCCTTCAACAGCGCCTTCAAGGCCAGCCGCAGCGCCGGAAAGAAAACCTTCTCCTGGCGTGGCAAGAAGTACACCACCAAGAAAGCCGGCGAGTAATTCTTCGACTGCAGTTCGCATTATGGGGGCCTTCGGGCCCTTTTTTCATTCCTATGGCTCTATCTCCGAAACAACTTCAGACCAAGTTACTCTCGGATTTCTCCTTTTTCCTGAGGATCCTTTGGAGACACCTGGGCCTGCCTGAACCCACCCGGGCACAGATGGCGATGGCCCGATACCTCCAGTATGGAGGCCCGAGGATCCAGCTCCAGATGTTTCGTGGATGTGGCAAGTCCTGGGTGACCGCAGCCTTCGTGCTGTGGACCCTCTACTGCGACGTGAACAAAAAGGTCCTAGTCGTGTCCGCATCCAAGCAGCGGGCCGACGACTT